TTGCCTTCTTTAGCAATTTTTTGAAAGATATATGTTGTCATTTAGTTACATGTCTCCGCATTACTCTGAACTAATTCATTTCGTATGCGGCATTGTTCTCTTTCTACTAAATCTAAACGAGCTTGTTCAGCGACCGATAATTCTCGTGCTTTCATTTCATCTCTGTAGTATTTTGCCACTTGTGCATATCGCGTTGATTCACTCATTAAAATGCGTGTACGGAAATCCTCTTCGACCGATTCCACTTGTCTATTCTGTGGTGATTGATCAAGAGCCAATTCATTATCGTCAATATACATTGCATCAATAAACATCCATGCACTGAAGACCGCACCAACGAGAAACACCCATGTACGGATCGTTTTATCTTCGAATTCGATTGTTCTTTTAGTCATTTTTTGAAAATGCCTATTTAAATATGGTTTATTTATATAAATAGTTTAGAACTTTAATCCTAATTCGTTCTCTGTCATGATCATAAATTTCCAGCCTCTATCTTTACAGAAACTCTCTGCTGCCTTCCATTTTGCAGTATTGACTCCCCATGTCTTTACTTCGTATAAATAGGACTTGGTTAGTTTCTTTTTTGGTACAGGTTCTTTTGTTTGATTATAGGGCTTGATCTCTATCAACGACACAGATTTTTTACCTTCGCGATCAATAGATTTAACCCAGAAATCAGGAAAATATCTGTGAACTTTACCATCAATGGGAGAACGATAAGGCACAATTATTTCTTCACTGTTCCATTGTAATATATCGGGATGCTTGTCAAGGTAAGACATGAAATACAGTTCCCAACGACTTCTATAAATAATATTAGTAGAGTCGCCACGATATTTATTAGGATTTTGTGGTCGAAATTGACCTTTGTATGTTTTCATAAATCTATTTATAAAAGGTAAACGCATGGCATCGCCAGACAATTCAATCAAAAATAACGGCGCACACATAACGAAGTTCAAAACTGATTTGACAAATCAAGAAATTGCTCAGTTATCTGTTATTAATGGAACTTACTACAATCCACAGAGTGTGAGTAGCGCAATTGATTTTTCTCTGAGACAACAAAATACAAAAATGAAAAATCAAAGACAAGCGGCTGCAACATTAGGTGCTAGTCTTTTAAATGCTGGTGTGACAATTAAAAACACTTCTGATCTTATGATAAACGGATTAACTAATCCAGAAAAATTCGGTAAGAAGAAAGAAAATCTTGTAGATCAATTAAGTTATGGTTCAAGACCAAAACCAAGAGCTAAAGACAATCCTTATACGAAAATGAAAAGTACTAAAGAAAGAATTGTCGGCATTTCAGACTTGAATTATACAGGAACAATGTTTCCCCCGGATCTGGCGAAAAATGCTCCTTCGTATATTGAACTTCAGTTCTATTCTTATTATAGACCAAATCCTATGGCTGAAGGTACTACTGAGCCTGGGGTCAAAATTCAATTTCCTATGCCACAAAACTTCACGCAAAATTATAGTATAAGACTTGATCAGAAAGATACTGGTTTTTATGGTGATATTGTAAATCAGACTCAGAACGCTGGCGTAGGATTAGCGAACGCTCTGAAGACCGGTAAGATGCCAAGTGGAGAAGAGTTTATAAACAATACTGGCGACTTGCTTAAAAACGCAGGCCTGCGAGGAATGATGATGGGCGTTGATGTACTTGATACGGTAGGAATCTCAGGTCTTGCAGGTGCTGATAGCGGGTCTGCTTCTGGTATACTTACGCAATTCATGGGCGCTGTACCAAACCCTCATGCTAGTGTGTTTTTCAAAGGTATGGATTTACGTCAATGGTCATGGGTTTGGAAATTTGTACCTAGAAGTGAATCTGAATCGAATACAATCAAAAAAATTCTTGATTTAATCAAAAGATTGGTTCTTCCACAAACAGATGGTAGTCTATTAAAATATCCGTACATGATACAACCGAAAATCATAGGTGATGAAAAGGGTGTCATGGGCACTTTTAACATGACAATGGTTAAGAATTTAATGATAAACTTCACACCTGAGGGCGGTTCTGCATTTTTTGTTGACGGCGCTCCCGTTGCTATAGAATTGACTATGGAGTTTCAAGAAATTACTATACAGACTGGTGGAGAACAAGGCGGTGGTAGCGGCACTCAATCTGAAAGTACTGATCAATCTTCTGGTGACGGCGGCAACACCACTGGTTCAGATGCAGGAGCACCATAATGGCACAGAATTCAGAATACTTTAGAAAGTTTCCCACCATCGAATACGATGGTACGCTTGTAAAGAACTTACTGCGTAGAGTAGATATTAGAACTGACATTAGGTCGTTGTTGACTGAATTTTATGCGTACACAATGAGCGATGGCGAAAAGATTGAACACATAGCGCACGACTACTACGATGATATTGATATGGACTGGCTTATCTACCTGACAAACGATGTAATCGACCCCTATTATGACATTGTTATAAAAGAAGAATTGTTTGAGGATTTTATTGTCAAAAAATATCAGTCGAAAAGACGCGCATTGAGAAAAACAAAATCATATGTAAACAACTATGAATCTGATGTTTCAACATTGTCATCATCGGCATATGAAGCTTTGACGGGTGATCGTAAGAAATATTGGGAACCTGTATACGGTGTTAATAATAGAATAATATCATACACTCGTTCTAATGAAGACTTCACTGCATCAACAAATATGATTGTTAATCTCGACTTCACATCACCATCGACTGGCAATTTTCAGGTCGGTGAAGTGATTAGTCTTAGTTCAAACACGAACGCCACAGCGGAAGTAACATGGGCGAACACAACATCAATCACAATACAACATGTGAACGGTACTTTCGAAACAAACACCAATTACAATATAATAGGCGATGAGAGCGCAGCAACAGCAACCGTGAATTACGATTCTTATAATAAAATAACCGATGTCATACCTTCTAACGAACAGGTATATTTCAGCCGACTTTCCTTTTATGATTATGAAAATGAATTGAATGAATCGAAACGATCTATATACCTAATATCATCTCTGTATAAGAGGATGTTTAGTACTCAACTTGATAAAATTATGAACGAAGGATAAAAAACAATGTCGCAGAATGACGAAGGTCACGTCCGGATTGAGGGAGAGCAAATTATAATGACCTCCTTTGACGGATCAAAAGATATGAATATCTATCCATATCTGTCTGGTTTTGATATTGAAGAGTCAATATACAACTCGACTTATACTGCTGTTTTCTATTTCAATGATGGTGTCGATCTTATTGATAACTTTCCTATTCTTGGTGAAGAATGGATTGACTTAACATTTTATGTTACTGATATGGCTAAAAAGACGTATAGATTTTTTGTACAGTCTGTTGAAGGTCAGAAAACTAATAACATGTCTATCAAGAATCAATTCGCATTATCGTGTACTTCTGAAGGTGAAATAAACAGTGCGAAAGAAGTCTATACGAAACGTTATGGTTTTCCTGAAAAGAAAAAATATCATGAAATTGTTGAAGAAATTGTAACTTCGGATTGGACTTCCGGCGGCAGTCTTGTAGAGTTTGAAACAACAACTGGATTTTTCGATTATGTTTGCAATGAAATAAGACCTCTTCAAGCAATTGATCTTGTAAAAGAGAGAGCGGTATCAGAAACGAACATATCATCTGCTTTTTACTTCTTTCAAGACCATCAAGGTTATCATTTTGTCACCGCAGAAAAATTTACTGGTCGACCAGAACACGGACCATACAACTTAACGACTGTGAATAGAGAAGAGTTAGGCGTTGTCAATTTAAATAATATATTGGCATTTGAAATCACTGGTCATGGTAACACTATTCAATTATTGAAAGCGGGCGGCCTTCGTAATGTTGTTAAAGAGTTTGATATCTTCACAGGTTTGTACTGTGACAAATATGAATTTTTGCCTCCTGATGTTGAATCTTACAAGAAATTTGGTTCTTATGCGCCTTATCATACACCACCTTTTGATAATTGGGCGAAGTCTACACCAGCAACTGTCAAGTATGTAGCGAAAGATGGAACAAGATTTGAAAACTTGCATAACGAGAATATTAAATGGAAGAGACCGTACATAGAGAGACTCGGTGATTATGGTGCTACGATGAAAGTATACGGCAATTCCAATATTAATGTAGGCGATAAAGTAAAGATGGACTTATCACAAGTAGCTTATCACGATAGTGAAGTGCCTAGAAAATATTTTAATGGAACATTTTTTATTGATAGTCTAAGGCAAACATTTTACAAGAGAGATACAGCGCAATTTGATTATTTTATGAACATGTCACTAGCTAAATCACACTTCGGCGGAGAATAGAATGGCTTATTATAAGTTAGGTGAACAGTTTCAGTGGTTTGTCGGCCGAGTTGTTAACATAACCGATGATGAATATAGATTAGGTCGAGTACAAATTCGAATTATAGATTCGCAGACCGGTGAAAATCTAGGTAAAGGTTCGGGTTCAAAAGGCATCGAAGACGAACAGCTGTTGTGGGCGTGGCCTGTCTCCGCAATTCAGTCTGCTAGTTTACATCAAGCAAAACTAAAAGAGATCGAACAGTTTGCAGTGCCCGAATGGATCGGCGCAGTTGGTTTGTCACCGACCGGTATTGCAAAAGGAACATATGTATTCGGTTTCTACCTTGACGGTATGGAAAAAAATATACCACTGATATTCGGAACATATCACAAGAAATCTGTATTGCCTGAGAAAGATTCAGAAGGCGGCACACTACTTCAAACAAAAGAAACACCGCCGATTGAACGACAAGAGTGGGATGTTGCACCGCTTGCACAAGGTGACTTTACTGATCCGCAAGGCAAAGAGGTAAAAGGTCAAACACTACCAAAAGAACCTTACAAAAAAACGGAATTTAAACGTAATAAAAAAGCTAACGAACCTGAGTCAGCATATAAAGCGCAGTATCCGTATAATACAACGTATACAACAAAGTCTGGTCATGCAATAGAACTTGATGATACACCAGGTTACGAAAGAATTCATATGTGGCATAAATCAGGTTCATATGAAGAGATTGCAAATGGTGATGACTTTGAAGGCAGAAGAGTCAAGAGAACGAAAGGCGATGATCAGTCTATCGTTGATGGCGACAACACAAAAATTGTTTCAGGTGAAGAATGGAATGAAATCAAAGGTAATGCATATACAACTGTTCTGAAAAATAATAGTCTTCATGTTGCTGCGAGTTCAACTGAAGTTGTGGGTGCGGGTAAAACCACGGTTGTACGAAAAGATAATACGACCGTAGTTTCCGGTGGTAACTTTGTGGTCAGCATAACGGAAAATGATGGTGATGGCGGTGATGCACTCATCACAACATCAGGTAACGTAAAAATTAATGCAACTGGTGGCATAACATTACAGGGACCTGTGACCATTCAAGGCCATCTATCTGTTACTGGAGGCATTTCCGATAAAACAGGTGTGACCGGCGCCGCGAGTTTCCCGAGTGGAAGAATTATGATTGTCAAAAATGGAATTGTAAAGAGTTTAAACGGATAGTATAGATCATGGCAGAAGAAAATCCCAATACACCAACAGATCCTACGGCCGCGGCCGATCCATGCGCTTCGAATGGACCTTTGGGCAATGTATCGATTGCGGATAATAAAGATCAAACTGAATATCCCGATAGTGGTAGTGGTTTATCTCAAATAGCAACTGAGATTAATAATGCCGCTGCTGCATTAGAAGCGATGACCGATTGTGAAGCAATTAAAGAACTTGTAAAAGACGCTGTATCTGATATTGTTGATCTTACTGCTGAAATTGGTTCTGAGATTGCCGAAATACTTAGCACATGGTTACCTATTCTAAATATACCTAGTAATCCGTTGAAGATTATTAAATGGGCCATTAAAGTAGCGACTGGTCCTGCCGGCGCACAGATTTTTGCGATTGTACTATTAGCGATTGAACTCGCTGCGGTTGCAGGCGCAATTGCGAGAATGGCCGGCGCTGTGTCAACTGCCGCTCAAAATTTAAAAGATTGTACAGAACAAGCGTTGTTAGATGCGTTAGATGATATAACATGTAACTTATTGGGTGACGCAGAAGAATTACTTAATACAGTGGACACTATTATTGGTCAATATGAAGCATTAGGTGATTTGAAAGGCGCTGATATACTTGCTCTTGCTGGTGAAGTAAATCCTGATATTCAAGCAATTGCAGATTCCATAACTAGCATTGACTCGTCTTTTAACGCTACAGAGAGTGAATTAAATAGATTGAAAGGTTTAGGTGGTTAAACATGACTACTTTAAATGATAAAATACAAGAAATGATACAACGCGCTGATGCTACAAAAGTTTCAGCAGAATCGTTGAAAACTCAACTTGAAACAGGCTGGGCGAATACCATATATTATGCAACAAGTGTTTGGTTCGATGTTGGATACTATACAAGTAATACCGAGTTTGAAGAAGATCAAGAACTCTCTGGAAACAGAATAACAGAGTGGCAATTAAGACCTGCTCATAGAAATCAACGATCTTTGTGGTATGATAACCACACGTTCATGGATACTCTTGGTACAACAACGATTACAAGTAAAACAGGAATCGTAATTCAGGCTGGTTATGATTCCACACAGAAGAAAGAAAAAGCGCCGCCATATGACGGCGAAGTAAAGAATTTTATAATCGATGTTGCCAATAATTTGATCATAGATGTTGTAAATGATTTTCAAATTTCAGGATCAGACGGAACAATCAATTGCACATTACTTGATGTAAATGCTAACGTTGATATATCAGGCACTTTAGCGGTCGGCGGTAATACAACGATTGGTGGAACCGCATCAATTACCGGTAATACATCGATTGGTGGGACTGCATCAATTACCGGTAATACAACGATTGGTGGAACCGCATCAATTACCGGTAATACATCGATTGGTGGGACTGCATCAATTACCGGTAATACAACGATTGGTGATGCTCTTACTGTAGATGATTTGACAACATTGAATAATGGATTGGTCGTTTCAAACAATTCTATTTTCCTACCTGATACCGGTGAAGGAACAACCGAAGGTGAATTCATTTTCGACACAGTTGATAGTGAAGTAAAAGTTTATTCAGGCGGTCAATGGAATACAGTTTGGCCGTCATATGTTTCATTTAGTTCGAACGGTTCAGTTACGACTGTTCAAGGTGACAGAGGACCCAGGGGATATACTGGATCGGCAGGCACAGCAGGTACAAACGGAACAAACGGCACGAACGGCACGAATGGTATAGATGGTGCAGACGGTGCTCAAGGTCCAATTGGTTACACTGGTTCTGCCGGTGATCCCGTGGGTTATACGGGATCAAGAGGTGATCCGGGACCCGCAGGTGCCGCAGGTCCCGCAGGAGGTTATACAGGTTCAAGTGGTGCAACTGGATATACTGGTTCATCTTCTAGAGTAAATGTTTCAAATACTGCGCCAGCTTCTGCTGTAAACGGCGACATGTGGTTCGATAATGATGATGGTTTGTTCAGTGTATATTATAATGATGGCGATAGTTCTCAATGGGTTGTCGCTGCAGGCAAACAGGGCATACAAGGTTATACGGGTTCTGCCGCAGCTGATGTCACTGTTGATTCAAACAGGTATGATTTAACTGCGGCAAAACCACTTCGACTGCCGAGACTGACAACAACAGAACGCAATGCTGTTACAGCGGTTGCGGGTGATATTATCTGGAATACAACTGATTCGCAAATACAATATCACAACGGTTCAACTTGGACTGCCCTATAAATAATAAAAATATATAGGTATTTAAATGGCTACTAAAATTTTAAGAGAAAATGAAGAGTATAAACTAAATAGTAAAGCTGCTGATATTTTTAGTGACTTCAACCATTTCTTCAAAGCCAATCCGTTTACCGGCGATATCGGTAGAAAAACACAATCTGAGGCTGTAAAACAGTCCATTCGAAATATCGTATTAACTAATAAATACGAGAGACTTAGAAATCCTCGGTTTGGTTCTAGAATATCACGTTTTTTGTTTGAACCATTTTTTGATACAAAAACCGGCGATGAGATAGCAGATGAAATAAGAAGCAGTATAGCCAAATACGAACCGAGAGCAGTTGTTGAAAAAATAACCGTGAGAAATAGTGAAGAACAAGATGCAATATCGGTTGTTCTCGTTTATTCTATTCGAAATGTCGAAAGACAAGAAACATTAAACTTAACACTTTACAGAGTTAGATAAAAATGGCAAACGCAGGCAACGAGTTAACCACACTAGACTTCGAATCGATTAAATATAATTTAAAAGAATATTTAAAATCGCAAGAAGTTTTTACCGATTACGACTTCGAAGGTTCAAATATTAATGTCTTATTGGATGTTCTTGCATACAATACGCAATTAAATGCATTTTATCTGAATATGATCGGTAGTGAAATGTTTCTTGACAGTGCGTTGTTGAGAGATTCGGTCGTATCACACGCCAAAGAATTGAATTATGTACCCAGATCATTTCGATCAGCGCAAGCAACTGTAAATATATTATTGTCTGACACAAGCGATAATGCCTCCGTTCTTATTCCGAAAGGCGCTGCATTTGCAGGTAAGACTGGATCAAAGAAATTTACGTTTGTTGTCGGTGACGATGTTGTCGCTGAAAGCACCGGTGTTACAAATCAATTTCAAGCCTTGAATGTAGTACTATACGAAGGCGATTATACATATGATTCTTATGTTACGAATGATGAAAATCCTGTCAGATATATTGCAACAAACAAAACCATTGACACAAATAGCATTACTGTTACTGTAGTTGAAGATAACGGATCAACAACTCTTCAGTATAAAAAAGCAGATAATCTATTTGGATTAGGATCAACATCACAAGTATTCTTCATTCAAGCCGCAGAGAATGACACTTACGAAATTGTATTTGGTGATGGTGTTATCGGAAGAAAACCTAAAGATAGATCCACAATCATTATACAGTATAGAAAATGTAATGGCGAGTTGCCGAACGGAATCAATTCATTTAATCCTACTGAGTCGATAGGCAACGCTACAGTAACAGCTATAACTACTGTATCTGCCGCGGCCGGCGGTGCAATTCCTGAGACAGTGGGGTCAATTAAATTTAATGCACCTCGTGCATTCACAACACAAGAACGAGTTGTAACAGCAGAAGACTACAAAACGTTGTTGTTGCAAAACTTCTCTGATATCAATGATGTGTCAGCATACGGCGGCGAAGAGGCGGTGCCTCCTAGATACGGTAAAGTGATTGTTGCGGTCGATTTGAAAAACACAGACATACTGCCGCCTTCACGTTCCGCTGAATACAAATCATTCATTAAGAGCAGAAGTCCTCTGTCAATTGACCCTGTGTTCGAAACACCAATTTATACTTACCTTAAAATCGACACAAAAGTTAAATACGATATTAACAAAAGTTCTCTGAGCTCGCAGAGTATTAAGAATATTGTTCTCTCCGCCATACAAAACTATAATCAAGTACAACTAAACGGTTTCAAGAAAACTTTTCATTATAGTAAATTCGTTAGTTCAATTGATAACTCCGATACATCTATTATTAGTAATGATACCACTGTTAAAGCAGTTAAAAGATTTGTACCTCAACTGCAAACAACAAATAATTATGTTATTGACTTTGGTATAAAACTTGATGACACTATTACGGTTTTACCTCCGATCCGTAAATCAGATGAAGAACCTATCGTCACATCTACAACGTTTGGTTACGATGGAAATCAAGTTGTTCTTGAAGATGATGGTGACGGTCTGATGCGTCTTATGGTTGCAAAAGGTAACGAATATCAGTTGTTGAAACTTATCGGCACAGTCAACTACGATACAGGTGTCATACAATTAGATTCTTTCAGTCCTTCATCGTTGAACTCTGAATATATTAAAATCTATGCAAAAACTTCTGAGTCTGATGTTTCATCAACAAAGAACATTATACTTTCAATTGCAAATGAAGATATTAGGATATTGGTCGAACAGGAACGACTCTAAATGAGAGATATAGAAAAATATATTAGTCCTTTAGTAAAGGATATGTTTCCCGCGTTCTATAGGGACGAGGGAGCACTCTTCATTACGTTCGTAGAAGCATATTACGAATGGCTTGAATCGTCTGGTCAAACTCTCTATCAAGCAAGAAATTTGACCAATTATCGTAACATCGATAAGACAATCGATGAATTTATTATTTATTTTAAAAACAAATATCTTCCTAATATTCAGTTTAATGTTGCGACAAACAAAGAACTGTTTATCAAAAACTCCCTCGACTTCTATCGTGCGAAAGGCACTGAACGTGCGGTAGATTTGTACTTCAAGTTGATATATGGACTTGAGGCTAAAATACAATATCCAGGTGACAACCTTTTTAGGCCTTCTGATAATACATTCATCAAAGTAGAATATTTAGAAATTGATGATAATAAAATAAATGTCAATCTTTTAGGTCAGTCGATTAAAGGTCAGAAAAGTGGTGCAACCGCATTTGCTGATAGATTGATCAAAGTTAAGAAAGGTTCTAGATTTATCACTGTACTGTTTATCACTGGCCGAGATAAAGATTTTATCACTGGTGAACAGATCGTAACAACAACACTTACAAATAATATAACCGCAAAAATTCTAGGTTCATTAAGTAGTGTTGACATTATACGATCTGATCCGAATTTTACAGTAGGCGAAACTCTCTCAATTGTCGATGGCACAGCTGCTGCAAAAGGCAAGAAAGGTAAACTGCGTGTTAATGAAATAGCCAACTACACAGGTGTTGTAA